TGCCCGGCGCCAACGGTCGGGCGGGCGACATACGCGAGCCGCGACCGGCTGGCCCCGCTCACCTGCTGCGAGGGCAGCAGCAGCCAGGTATTGCCCAAGCTGTCCGACAGCGTGGACGTCGGCAGGGACTCGGCTTCGACCCACACGAGCGCGAGAAAGTTCGCGCCCGTCGAGTCCATCGGCGGTGTGGTCATGCTCCCGCCGTTCATGGACCCGCCCGACGTATGCGCGACGAGGGCAATCGCCATCAGTCGAGCGTGCCGATGAGCAGCACCTCAGTGTTCGTCCCGAGCACCGACCACTGCCCCAGGTTCGTGCAGGTGGTCGAGAACTCGAACATCGTCGGCGCCGCCGGGATGGACGTGACCGGAATTTCCACGCGGCTCATGTAGACGCTACTCGAGAGCACCTGCCCCGAGCCCCCGATGTAGGCGAGCGCGGCATTCGCGCCCTTCGCCTGAAACGAAAGATACCGGATCGGCCGCGAGCCCTCATCGGGCGAGGCGAACTGGCTCGCGAGCGCCGTCGCCACGTTCTGCTGGCTGCCGCTCAGGGTGAGCGCGTAATGGCGAACCATGTCTGCTCCTTAGCGGCCTGACCGCCCCGACCACGTATTTGAGAACACGTTGTAACCGCCCCCACCATACGGCACGAGCGCCGCATCGACCCCGAGCTGCCCCGGCTGCATGTTCGGCCGCTTCATTCTGGCAAACGCCCGCTCGCTGTTCGCCCGCACACTCCCGACAATCGTCGGGTTCTGCACCGCGAAGGGCGTCAACAGCCGCTCGGCCAACTGGTAGACATACGCTTCCTGGTAGCCGGGCGGCCCCAGCAGGATGTCGTCCAGCGTCGCCGGCACGCCCACGCCCACCGGGTAATACGCGACCATGTCCAGGTCCGTCACCGGCTGCGGCCACACGAACAGGGTGCCGAGCACCGTGTCCTGATCAGTCGTGTAATACGCCTGCTGCGGATAGTTGCTCTGCAAGCCCTTGATCCGGATCGCCGCGAAGATGTCGGGATCGACGAGCGCCACCGGCACTTCCTGCGCGGGACTCGACCCCGGATTGATGTAATTCAACGTATCGAGCCACGTCGGGCGCACCGCGTCGATGTCGCCGCCCGGCCCGATCGACTGGATGCTCTCGCCCGGCGGCCAGGTGAACGGCAGCACCTTCTGGATCGCCATCGTCTGCCGCTCGGCACTCCACGCATCGAGTTGCCGCTGAAACCAGCGGAGCGCGAGCTGCGCGTCTGCCGCCGCGGGTGTCTCGCCCTGCCCGATGGCCCCAATCTCGATCAGGGCATCCACGACCAGCGACCTGACAGTCGCCGTGACGCTACCCAGCCTTCTTCTTCTTCGGCTGCTCGACCGGCTGGCCGAGTGCCGCCGCCTGCTGCGACGGTGTCAACGCCGACATCGCCGCACTCACGGCGTCCATCCGGGCCTTCCGCTGCATCTCGATGACAAACTGCTGGTCCTCAGGACTCAGCGCCTCGAACATCGCCCGCGCCTGGGCTTCTGGGTCGAGCGGCTTGGTGTTCGGCGGCGTGCTCGTCCACATGGCCCCACGTGCCTGCTTCTCGGCCTCGGACTGCACCGTGATTTCCTCGCCCGTCTCGACGTGCCACAACAGCGCCGGGAACGGGGAGTGCTTCTCCGGGCCGAACTCCCGCCCATCGGTCGCCTGCACCCACATCGGCCGCGGGTCTTTCGCCGTGGGCAGCAACCGCAAATCGTGCAGTTGCCGGTCGCGGATCGGCGAACGGTTCGACGCCTGCGACAGAATCCCAGACAACTGGTCTGGACTCAGCCCCTTGAGGGCTTCGAGGAGGTCCTGCGTGCTAATCGCCATGCTTACTCCTTCGCCTTCGCGCCTCGCTTCGGCGCGGCGTCGTCCTCGGGGGGCGGCGGCGGGTGGTTCGCGTAGCCAGGCCCGAGCGCCTTGTCCTCGGCCGCGTTCTGCACCGTCACTTCCTGCCCCGTCTCCTGGTTCCACCGCAGCGCCGGATAGGACGGCTCGGCTGGCAGGTGTTCGGCCTTCGGCGGTTTCGGCAGGTCATGGTCGGCATGTGGCCGGCCGGGCAGGTCGTGCCCAGGTTTGTCGTCGTCGTGCTTGTTCATGGACGTGTCCTCGAGAAAAGGCAGGCGAACCCCGGCGGCTCGCCTGCGCGTGTGGTCTTACGCGACCGTGACGCCGCCGTTGCCAATCGCCACCCAGACGCCGTTCGACGCCTTGAGCGTGATCGAGCTGCCGATATTCGCCGCAAACGTCGCGACATCCGTCGCGCCCGCATTGCCCGCCATCGTCACGACATGCGCCGCGGCCGTGGTCGAAATCAACGTGAGCGTGTTCTGCTGATCCTTCGCCGCCGCCGCGAGCGTGTAGGCGCCCGCCGTCGCCTTGGTCAGATAGATCACCGTGTTGCTCGTCGGCACGCTGCCCGTGCCGCTCGGGCCGGTAATCGCCCCGTCGAGGCCGAACGACAGACTGGTGATGACAGAGAGCGGCACAATGCCGACACTCACGAAGTCGGACGGGATGCCGTAGATGACCGGCGCGAGGATGCCGTGCGGGCCGGCCGTCGAACCGTTGTAGCCCGGCACGACACCGAGCGTCGGCGTGTAGAGGACGGACGTGATCCGCATCCATTCTGCATCCACGAGGGCGAGCATTTTGTTCGCGGCGCCCGTCGCGGAGGTGAGGACGATCCGCGTGTCGTTGGTCGCTTTGGCGCCGCTCAAGCTAGTTGCTACTAAAGCCAATGGCGTTCTCCGCTGAGAAGAGTCACGCGCGCTTGCTTAGGTAGACGCCCCGGGATGAGGCGTCCCCCCGCGCGTGTCGAACCGCGTCACCGTGACAGTCGTCGCGTGTGGTAACTGCGCGGTCACGGTGAACGTCCAAAACTCGCCCAATAGCGTATAATTCATTGATGCGAGTGTTGAATTTGCTGGGCCGAACATTCGGCCGCCTGATCGTCCTTGCACGCGCCGAAAAACCCGAATGGTCCGAATCGATCTCGTGGTGGACGTGCCGTTGCGAATGCGGCAAGTTGACCAATGTCAGAGGTCACGCACTGAAAAATGGGTTCACCACGTCGTGCGGTTGCTTTCGGCGTGAATTCGTTCGACGCCAAAAGACAACGCATGGAAAACGACAGACGCCTGAATACTACTCGTGGATTCAGATGAAAGACCGATGCCTGAATCAGAGGTGTAAGAAATTTTCTGAATATGGAGGTCGCGGCATCACCATCGCGCCAGAATGGATTCGAGACTTTCCCCGATTCCTTGCCGACATGGGTCAGCGCCCGGCTCGCACATCGCTTGACCGCATAGACAATAACGGGCCTTACACGCCCGCTAATTGCCGTTGGGCCACCATGAAACAACAAGCCTTGAATCGACGGTCCAATGTCTGGATTGAATGGAACAACGAACGCCTCACCCAGAGTCAATGGGCGAAGCGTTACGATGTCGCACCCAACACCATTAGAAAATATTGGAGTCGTCATAAAAGCCTTGATGCGGTCGCCGCGATGAACTCACCCGCAGATTCTGACTCCTAACTCCTGCCGTAATACAGCTACCCCGTAAAGACAATCCAAACGCTGGATAAATTGGTCCGACGTGGCCACGTAATCGCGAATCACGCGGATCGCCTTGCCGCTCTTTTTCGACGCCGCGCGAAACGCTTTGTCCGTCCCGCCCGGCAGCGGCAGATCGACCATCGCGAGCGTGCCGAAGTCCTTGTGGACCGCGAGATTCTGCGGCGACTGCTTCCCGCTGATCGTCGCGAACGACGCCGCCGCCGTGTCGAACACGTAGATCGGCGTGCTCGACGCCGGCAGGTTCGTGACGTTCTGGAGTTGCGATCCCGGCCCGATGATCGGCGTGAGCAGCGGAATCGTGAGCGCGCCCGCCGTATCGGTCACCGTCGCGGCCACGGCGAACTGCGCCGTCTGCCCGGTGCTCTGATAGCTCTGCGGATTGACGTAGTTGACCGGCGTGGACGTGGACACAAACGAGATGATGTCGCCCGCGTTCAGCGTGGTGGACGACCACGCCTGCGTCACGACCGACGTCGCGCCAGAGGACGGCACCGTGTTCACGGTCGGCGTGCCACCGAGCGTCCCGACCGTGTGGACGTAGATGTTCTGGTCCATATACCAGTCGAACCCGACCGCGCGCCCCATTGAGCCGTTCAGATACTGCGACTCGATCTCCTTGTTCGCGTGGAACAGCGTCGTCAGGTTCGCGACGATCGACGCTTCTGAGGCGGGGCTGTTGAAGATGCAGCGCCCGTCGTCCATCGGCGCCGCCTGGTTGTCCAGCTTCGTTTTCGCCGCGAGGTAGGTCGTCAGCGACGTCGGCGTGGTGCCCGGCGTGCCGACCGACATGTTCAGCCCCTGCGCGAGCCCGCACACGTCCTGGTCGATCAGGTTGCTCAAGCGCACGATCTGCGGCTTGATCACCCGCTCCCGGTAATTGTTGATATCGAGTGTGAGTTCCTGTGAGGACACCTGCGTATCCACGCCGCGCTGATACGAGAGCGTCAACGGGACGTAGGTTTCGGTGATGGCTTCGATCTGCGCCGCCTGGCCGAGCCGGCCGAGATACCGGGGCGGCTTGCGGATACTGAGGGTCTGGCCGAGAACGGCGCCGCCGAACTCGAACTGGCTGGAATACTCGCTGTTGATGTTGATCATGGCACTGCACGTGTTCTCGAGCACGTCCAGCGCCTCATACGTGATGATGTCGTTCGTTAAGAGCGTGTTGGCCATTGGTTACGTCACCAGCGGCTTTTCACCCCCCGTTCCCGCGCACGCTGCTCCCGGTAGCCTGAATGGTCGTAGTCAGACCCGGAACGCATGGCGAGTTCGGCGGACGAGGGCACCGTGGTTGTCCCGCCGCCCGCTACTGGCTGATAGGGGGCTGGGGGTGGTGAACTCATCGTCCGCGCTGTCGAGGCCAGAGGGGCGACAGCCGTGGGCGCTACCAACTGTTGCAGGGCCATGCCGAGCTGCACCGGCTCCATGTTGCGGAGCCGTTCAGCCAACGCACGATCCTTCGCGAGCTGGTAATACACATGCTCCGGTTCGGGCAGTTCCGAAATGGCCTGCCCCATATACAAGGGCCAGTTGCCATCGCGAAAATGATCCGCGCCTTGGAGCACCGCATCGAAGTCCGGATAGCGCGAGCGGCCGCGACCGATGGACGTCAGGTCACGTTCGTCGCGCGTGCGAGAGGCCCGATCCGCTTCGATGCTGGTTCGGATGCGGGCGTCGAAATCGACGGCCGAGAGGCGTTGTTCCGCCTTCCAGTCGGCGAGGTCTTCCACGAAGTCGGCGTAGGACGGGTAGGCGGTCCCGACCTGATCCTCGGTGGGTTTCGGACGGGTCGGCGGCCTGGGCGGTGGCGGTGGTTCAGACGGCGGCACGGGCGCCGGATGCTGCGTTTGGGTCTGCTGCTGCTTGTAGGCGTCGAACTGGGCGCGCAGGTCGGCCGCTTCGCGCTTCGCGGCTTCCCGCTCGGCTGTGATCTGGTCAAAACGCCGCTGGGCGCGGGAGGGTTTCTTGAACGTCCCGTCCGGGTTGCGGGTCAGTCCGGAGGTCGTTTCTTCGCCGGAGGGACTTATAGGCGCCTCTGGCGGGCTGGACGGGGCCTCCTGGGGCGCGGCGTGGTCGTCCGTGGCCGGTTCGGGCGCGTGGCGCTCCATCGTGGCGGCGAGGGACGCCGGGTCCGCGCCGACGCCGGTCAGCGTCCGCCCGTCCTGCTCGACCGTGACCTGTTCGTCACTCATAACGCAATGGGATGGCGCACACTATACACCCGCTTCTGGCTCATGGCTCGCATGACGGACACACCGCTGCCAGGGTCGGCACCCACACGCGGGCAGCTGCTCAAGAAACTCGAATCGCTCCGCAGGCATGCGTTCAATCGCTAAGCGCAACTCTGCCACCCAATCGTCGTCATCGTCATCGGCCTCATCATCGGCCTCATACGCTTCCCGCGTCCGCCTCAAACGCGCATCGGGCATCGTCACTGTTCCTCATGGCTCGGGACGGGCTGCACGGCGGCGCCCAGGAGCGACATGAACGGCAGGCCCGCTTTGAGGATCTTCGCCTTCATCTCGGGCGTGAGCTTGACGATCCACGCGGGCTCTTTGACACCGCCCATCGCCTGCACAGCGTTCTGCAGATAGTTAGGCATATTGAACGCATTGAGTTCGCCCGACAGAAACGCCGTGCCGAGTTGCTCACGCGAATAGAGTTTGCGACTCGGCCCAACAGGCAACTTGCCGTTGATGAGCGATCCGGGTTGCGCGGCGTCGAAAAACGCCTCGCCGAGCGCCCGCGTGCCGTGATGCCCCTCAGCGATGCCAGCCGGAATATGCACGCGCTCGACGGTCCCGCCGAAGGGCTTCACGATCTTCTCCAGCCGCTTCGGCAGCTTCTTGTCGTAGAACTCGTACTGGCCTTTGGCCGGTCCCACTTCCAGATCGACGCCGTGCAGGCTTTGGAGCGTGCCCTGCTTCGGCTGCGCGAGCAGTTTCTTCGTCACCTCTTGGCCGATGTATTCGGGCAACTGCTCACGACTGATCCCTGACTGGTTGATGACGACCTTGCCCTCCAAATCGTAGGCTTTCAGGTTGGTGCCGGAGTAGTGGACTTCACTGATGAATTTACTCAAGTCCGGGTAGCGTTTCACTTGCGTCTCGCCGCTGGTGAACCCGAGCCACTGCGTCTCTGGATTCTGCGCGGCGTCCAGGACGTGATGCTTCAGCGCGAGGTCGGGCCAGGTGTCCTTGAACGGCGCGTCGGGCACGACATCAGCCGCCTTGATGCTCAACCGATTCCGATTCTCCCGCGCCTGCGCGAGATCGGCTTCGAGTCGCGGCAGATCCTCTGCGCTGATTTGGCTGCGTAAGTGCGGATTGCTCCGCATGTTGAACAGGCTGTCGGCCTGGTTGTTCCAATACTCGTAATTGTGCCCGTCGATGAGATTCTCACCGACTTGATAGCCGCCTGCTTTGCCTTTCTGATGCCAGTCGCTCTGCACTTCTTCGAGAAACAACCCCTTCCCCAGCCCCGGCACCTCCCGCGTGTTGCTCCGCGTGTGCACCAGAATGTTCGGCTCGTCGAAGTGGGAGGACTTGAATGCGCCTTGCCCCAGATACTCCGCACGCGCACGATCCATCCATGACTCTGACTGATTGAGCGCCTGATCCCGCGTCATGCCCTTCGTGTCTTTGATCCACGCGATGAACTTTCCATTGTAAAAATCGTTGTCAGAACGACCAGAGGTCGGCAACGTGAACAGCGTCTCTGTGTAGTCCGCGCCCCCCGGCACCTGATACTGCGCGAACTTGGGCTGACCAGTGGAGGAAGCCCGATATTCCTCAATCGGGTTTCCTTGCATATCGTGCCCAATTAGTGGTGGCGTCTCCAGCGTCTTGACCTGCACCGGCGGCAGCGGATGCGCCTCCAGATGCGCCGCGAGCGCCCCCGGCGTCACCTTCCCTTCCTGCCCCGCGAGAAACGCGGGCACGCCCCGATACGACAATTCCTCGCTGCTCGCCGCACTCAGCATCTGCGCCGCCTTGTTCGGATGCACGCCGGAGGCGGGCATCTTCAAGACGGGCTGTTCGGCGCGCGAGTAATACCCCTTGATCACCTTCGCCAGCCGCGGGAACCGCTCGCTGATCGTCGGCGTCGGCTCGGTCGTGCCCATCACCGGCATCGGCATCGGGCCGGCGCCCCTCTCCCACGCCTCGATCCCAAACGGATCGAGCGCCGCCACATGCGGAGGCCGCTCCGTCCCGCCGAGCGCGAACCGCAACAGATCGCCGATGGACCACGGCGCGTCGGTGGGCACGTAGCGTTCGCCGACTTGCGAGGCGCCAATCGTCGCCGCGTTGACGAGCGCCGTCATCGGGTCGTGAGAGGTTGCGCCTTCGTCCTCGCGCGGGGGTTGCGGCACTAGACGCTCTTTCCTAACTCCCGTTCAATCAGGCTGAGTGCGGCGGCATCAATGGAGCCACGCTGCATCAGGTCGAGATCCTCCGGCGACAGCACAAAGCGTATCTCGTCAAGATCCGGATCGCGATCGCGCAGAGCGACGAAGACTGACGTGTCGCCCAGTTGGAGACGCACCGGCGAACCGAGCGCCGCGGCGACGGCCCAGGTCAACTCGGTCAATAGCATCTCGGTCGCCTGCCGCTGTTCATGCGACTGGACCGGGCGGATCGGATCAGGCACTAACGATTCCTCCCGAGCAACCGTAACGCACTGAGTTCAGCCACGATGTTTCCAGCGAGTGTTTCCACGATGGCGTATTCCCCCTTGTCGAGCAGCTCCGCACAGAGTCGCAATTGATCGCTCGGCTTCAAGCCTTCGATGCGGGCCTTGAGTGCAAGGAGTTTCGCTGTATCTGCCGTGGTCGGCATTAGTCGCTATCCGTTCTCAAGACACCAACGGTTCGCGTGTGAGCGCCGCACTTCTCGCAGAGACGCAGCACATGCGCCCACATCTCAGGGCGCAGGGCTTTGCCATCCTCGACGCGCCGATATTCTCGACGGGCAACCGTGAAAATGTTATCGACCGTCCACTGCAACAGTGCAGGCGTCACAAGTTTCGGCTTCGCACTATCAACACCATTCATGGTTTTCACACGCCAGCCTCCGGCGGCGCCAGCGCCCACGGGTCTACGTCGGAGTAGGGTTGCGGCATTTAGGTCAAGGCATTCGCAATCCGGCCTTCTAATTCGGCTACCCGATCACGCAGTTGAGCCCGTTCCTGTTCAACCACATCGAGTCGTCGCGCCTGGTCGTCAATCAGATAGGCCGTTTGACGAAGCAGGTCCGCTAAGCGTTCTCGTGGTGATCCACCAGACGATGACACCTCTCGCTGTCCGGCCTTGAAGGTCCATGACATTGTGCCGTGACGTTCGATGATGCCAACATCCGATAAGGCGCCAAGTTGCGTTTCGTCAGCCATTCACGCGCCCGCCTCCGGTGGCTGCATCGCGGCACTCTGCTCGGCTTGCTCCAGCGCCTGCTGATGCTGTCGCGCTGTCAACTCAGACTCCTGCTGCCGGTCTAAGTCCGCCTGCTCCGCTTCATGCCCCAAGGCCTGCGCTTCTTCGGCCGCGTGCGCGTCCAACGCCGCCCCCTTCGCGTTCGCCGAGATATGCGCCGCCGCAATCGTCGCCGCGTTCCGCATCGCCTGCAGCGCCAACTGCACATCGGCGTCGGTATCGGCCAGCTTGATCTTCGTCGCCGCGTCCATCTGGGCTTTTTCGCGGCTGATCTGCGCGTCGAGTTGCGCCTTTTGCAGATCGCGATCGGTCGTGGCCTGTTCCTTCATCTGCACGCGCTGCGTCTCGGCCTGCTGCTTGGTCTGTTCCTCGATCTGCTTCGACTCGATGATCTGCTGCGCCTGCATCAACTGTTGCTGCATCTGCATCAGCCGCGGGTCTTCCTGCTCGCCCTCTTTCTTCGGCTGCAGCTCGGGCGGCAGCGCCTGGCGCATCAACTCGGCGGCTTTATGACTGCCCTCGAACGACAACTGCTCGACGTACTCGGGCGCGAGCACCGCGGCTTGGGGCGGCGGCAGATTCGGAATCAGTTCCCCGAGCGCCGCGGCCCCTTCCTCGCGCTTCGTCGCGTTGCTCTTGCCCACCGCGACCGTCACCGCATACCGCCCCGCGCTGAAGTCGTAGAACTTCACCAGCTTCGGGTCCAGGCCCTGCGCTTGCTCAGGAGACACGGGCATCGCCCGACCCTCCTGCTGGATAAACTCTTGCCCGAGCACGACCTGCTCCGGTTGATCGTCGGCGCCGATGATTTGGAGCAACTGACCGGGCCGCGTGATCTTCGGCGCAATTTCGACCATCAACTCGCCGGCATAAATCAGCGCGCGTCGCACATTGTCGGGGTAATTGGAACTCCCCAGCTCGCTCTGCTGAATCTCGCTCTGTTTCGCGCGGCCTGAGAGCGTCCGCTGCGTGTTCGCGCCGAGCCCGCTGTCATACCACCCCGTCGTCGCCTTGATCCCGTCTTCACTGACCTGCAGCAGCAGCGCCGCGGCTTGAATCGGCGCTTCACTGGTGTCCCGCTGCGGCGGCGGCAGGAGCGTCCCGCTGACACTGAGCGGCTTATACGGCAGATACGCCCAGTTGATCGTGTTCGCCGTCTGCCAGATCCCCTTGTAATCGGCCACCTGGTCATCGGCCGCGACGTATTGCGACTTGCTGCCCAAGGCAAAGATCTCGACGGCGCCCGAATAGGTGTAATTCACCATCCGCTGCGCGTCCATCCCCGGCTCGATCAACCCGCGCAGAAAGACCCGGCCGTCAATGTTGAACTCCTCGCCGAGAATCGGCACCAGCGGAATCCGCGAGCCCACCCAGTCGTAATGTTCCAACTCCTCCGTCGCCGTGATCTTCGACATTTTCACCGCGGGAATCCGAAACACGCGCGTGCGCCCATCGGGCGTCTGGACCGTCTCGTCCTTGTAGGTGATGCGCCAGTACTCCGCGACGCGAATCGAATCGACGCCGACCCACCCGACGGGTTTGTCCCCGCTCGACGCGAAGTCCTCGAGCCCACGCAAGTCCGCCTTCGGGTAGCGGTGCTTGAACTCTTCGCGTGACAGATCCTCGGTCACGAACATGAACTGCGCGTCACTGCGCGTCGGCTTCAGGCTCCACGGATCACAGTAGACGGTGAGGTTGTTCGTGATGCGCTCGAGCCGGAGTTCCTGGTCCATGAGCGCGTCCGGCGGCACGCCCTCGGGGTCGTCGTAGACATACTCGGTGCGAATCCGGAACCACCCGATCCCGCCTTCGATCGCTTGGTCCGCGGCCCACTCAATCGGCGACTCGCCCCGCGCCCGGTTCTGCACGTAGCGCAAGTAGCCCTTGAAGATATTGGCCGTGTCGGTGTCCGCGCCGAAGCCGTTCGGCAGGACGTCGATCGAGAAGTTGGCGGTTTTGATCTGATTGCTCACCTGCCGGCACGGTTGCGACAGCCGGTCGATCGTGAGACACGGCCGCGCGGGCATTTCGGGCACGCCCTGAATCGCCGACGCCCCGCCTTTGCGCTGCATCTTGATTTCGGGCGGCCACTGCTCGCCGCTGCGGAACTGCTTGGCGCGGACGATGCGCTCGCGCTGCGTGGTTTCGGCTTCGTCGCACTTCACCCAGCGGTCGCGGGCCTGCTGGATTAGCTCGGGCGCCGTCTTGACGCCGACGATGGCGGGCATTAGGGCTCAACCTCTGAAAACCACTTCACCCGACACGCAGCCTCAAAGTCGTGCAACTGTCTCGCGCGTCCGGCGAACGCATATTCGGCATCGAGCATCCACGGGTGCGCACGATCTCGTTGAACGCGAGCATAATACGCCGCCAATTGCTCAGCCACATAATCCACGGGCTGCTGTAATTGCTGCCGCGCGACGCCGAGTGCCTGCTGCAGTTCAGCGATCCGAACGGCCTGCCGGCTATTCAGCATCCACATGAAGTCGAGTTCGTGATCCGCGTTCGCGGGCATTTACTGCGCCCTCGCGAGACAGTCGCGCTCGAACGCCTGCAGATCCTGCGCGTGCAGGTTGAACAGGTGCTCGGCACTGAACTGCCAATAGGGGGCCGCCTGGACCGCCCGGTCATCCACGGGTTTCTGCAGTTGCCGCTGCACGACGGCGAGCGCCCGCTGTAAGCCGGCGATCTCGGTGGCTTGCTTCATCATGGCGATCTGCAACGTATGACGCTGCGCTTCGAGGTTCCGAATAGAGTCCAGACGAATCCGCGCCGTGCAACGCGCGAGCGTCAACGCATGCTCAAGCCGCCGTAGACGTGACAGTTTCATCGCGCCCCATACTTCCGCAGGTCCGCCAGCGCGGCCCGTTGTGACTTCTGAAACGCGAGCCGTGTGGCGGAGCGTTTGTCCCAT